TACTATTTGCTTGATCAATTAATAAATGAACTCCACAATGTAATTTGCACCGCCAATAAAGATTAGAATCTTTCAAAAATTGGTTAATTTTTTTCATAATTCCATAATAATTATTGGGTTCAATTAAATTAAATGCAGAATTGTCTTCTTTATTTATTTTTTTAGTAGTACATTTTTTATTTTTTGAAGCAGCGAGTGCAACTGCAACAATAGATTGGAAAGGAGTAAATGAAGGCTTTTTAATGATTAGTTTAGTAGGAATTGGTTTTATAATTGCTCCTTTATTAAATTGCTTGAGTTTTTTAACACCAATTTGAATAAATACTTTATTTTTACCAAGAATTTTTTCAATTGTTTCAATTCCTGCCTTAGCAGCAGAATTAATAATTTCTTCAGTTAATACTTCTGAACTTGAACTTGTAATAGTTGACTCCATTGAAAATAGAAGAGAATTCAGTTTTTAATGAAGAATGAAAAAAGAAATATCAAATTTTCGCAAGCATTGCAAAAATTTCTATCTGATTGGATTAATTGACATACTATATGGATTTGATTTTAATGAAGATAAAACAGAAGAATCTAAACGACCATCATTTTCGGCTAATAAACGAATAGATTGTTTAGTAACTGCCTCACATTCAATTGGTTTTATTACTGTATCTACATGAGTGATATTGTTATTTTCGCGTTGTGTCATATAATCTCTATCTAATTTCTTAATTTCCATATCAATTCTATCTGGATCTAGACTGGTGAAATCACCGGCTCCATTTGGAGTGTAGTCACTATGCATAATAATCTCTTCTTTATTAATACTAATTTGAGAGTTATCATACATTTCTTCAGACATGGGACGGAAATCTTCCATGCTCTTTGAAATACCTTTATATTCAACGTCACTTGTATATTGTTTTTGCGTTTGTCTAAGATCAATTGTTGGTGCATCGTAGATATTGTAAGCACCGATACCATCGGATGCATCCATAAATCCAAGTTCATTTGTAGTGCATGCAATAGTATTACGAATTGTCTTTCTAACTTGATCAGCATTATAAATTTGAATCTTAGATGGTGCAGCTAAATTAACAGTGGATTCTTGTAAAGGTAGTGTTTGACGAACTGTTTTTTTAGCTTCATCCATGAGAGCAGCAGTGTTTCTTTCAGGTCCAGTTAGATTATTAAGAGTAGTATCGTGAATTAAAGTTTCTTTAATAGTAGTTCTCATAATATGATTTACAGGATCATAAATAGTGGCTTTAGATGGTACTTGAACATGCATCATACCATACTCTCTCTTAGAATCAATTGTATATTCTGATCTAGTTGGACGGAAAATATCAAGAAGGGGAGATATAACAGCATTTACTGTATTTTTCAGGTTTGTTAAAACAGATGGCTCTTGGGTAGTTTGTCGTTCATTATCATATACATAGTGTGATCCAACATTAAAGTCATCTTTATCAGCATTCCCTGGTTGATAATCAGTAGCAGCAGCAATACCTTCATATTCAATATGAGTATCAACACGAGAAGTTGGTTTCATTGGTTGTACTGGACGATTACGGTCTTTGTAATTTGCACCAGATGTTTTAAGCCACATATCAGGTGATTGTTCATACCAGCCTTCTGGTTTATTTTTATTAAATTTGCCAAGAAATCCACGTTGTGATATGCCACCTTTAGGACCTTGCATAGGTAACTCATATGACAGTTTTGGATTTGTTAATGTACGTAATTCATCAACATTTCTGGGTCTTGCATAATCTAAAGTGCTATTTTGTGCAAAACCACCAGTTGGTTCAGAAGTAAATCCAGCAGCTAATCCAGGACCTACATAAATCTTATCAATTGGTGATTCATTATTGCGTAATGTTGGTAAAACGACACGTGAAATATTAAATTCAGTATTATCTGGCATACCACATACATTACCATTATCTGGTGTAGGTTCAAAGAAACATTCAACTTCTTTCTTATGTTGAATGAGATCACTACGACCTGTATAATTTTGCAATAATGTCTCATTTGCACGAGGATCCATATTCTGACGAACACTTCCTTTGATAAATGGTACCATATTCATATGTTTGAAAGATTCTTTATTCATGATTTCACCAGATAAACTAATAAAACTATTTGCATTGTAATCAACTGGTTCAATACTTTCAAACATATTGGCATATGCTGGGCGGGGAACGATACCAGTCTCTAGAGGGTTACGTGACTGTTGTGTTTTTACAGTGCCTCTAGATAATTCATCTTTGCGAACAACATCCCAATAATCAGATGCGTACATATTCTTCATAGATGGCATACTCGGCTGTTTTTTTTGATTATTTGCAAACTTATTCATTGGGTTATACATTTGACTTGATAAGTCCATGTAATCTCTATGAATAGTGGATAAAAAATACATACAATATAACTTGCCCTGACGTTAAATTAAGTTAAGTTAAGTTCTATTTAGCGTTTTTGAACACATGACTTCACTTCATATTTATATTTGTAAGTAATATCTTTACCATTTAATGATACAACAATTGGTGTATCATATTTAGTGCGCATACCAATGTATTTGTAAGTATTACCTGGAGATCCAGCAGTAGTTTCACGTAATATGAAGCGGATTTGTTTTACTTTTTTAGCTCCTGCGAGGTTAAATAGGCGACGAGTAGCTTTTTTAGCAGCAGAAGATGGTGTTTTAGATTTATAACGCATGCTTGCATCGTCTGGAATAGATATACCGGTTGCACTTTCAACAGTAAAAGAACGATCACCTGCCATTAGTATTTCTAATTTACATCTGAGATAAAATATTTTTGTTAATATTATAAACTCCAAATGGATTACCTGGAGCTTCTAAACCACAGCTCTTTTGTATAGGAGGTGCTGGAGGATTATTATATTGATCAGTATTATCAGCTATATAAGCAGGTGGTTCAAATACTGTTTGATCTAGAGGCATTTCTATAATTGGAGTATGATTGTCTTTAACAACTGTGCGATAAGAAGTATTCCATTCAAATGGAATAATTGCGCGATCTTGTGGATTCCAGCATAACCATTCCCATCTATTCCAACCTGTTGCACGTAAAGTACATGGTGGATTTGATAATCGCGTGCTTTCAACTGGCGACATGCAACTTCTTGGACCAGCACTACCATTTGGTGCGCATTTACCTCTTGTACTATACTTTCCTGGCATATATTCATCAGCTGCGCATTTTGTTGATTTATAGTTTAAACCTAGTAATTCACTGCCATCATCTACAGCTTTACCTGGTGCACAAGCACCTGGACCATATGTTTGATATCTAATGAATGGATCGGCTGGTATATCTCTTTCACAAGATTCATTACCACAATCATTTGCAGGAGTATTTAACATATACATTCCAGGTCCAATAGATCTTTTTAATTGTTCATTGTATGAACAAGAATCTGCTATAAAACGAGTTGTTGCCATCCTCTCTCTAATTTATAATTATAGAACTTTATTTTTAATGAGAGCAACCGCCATTATTCATTCCTTGGGGAATAGGAACACTTCTATATGAAATTGTCTGGCAACCTTTCAAATGTAATCTAGAAGTATCTATTGGTGCAGTTTTATCATTACGAATTGCTTCTCCAGAAGCTATTGGATGCCATTGTGTATCTATGCATTTTGTATTATATCTAGTAATACCTCTCATATCACTTTCTAAATCAACTAAGTTACCTTTAATATGACTTACAGATGTTCCACCAACTAAGCCTAATTCATGTCTACATTTAGTTTTATTTTCATATCTCATAGGACTTAATATATATCCGAGAATTGAAACATTTTCTTTTAAATTTTTAGCATAAGTGCAAGTATCATAAGATAAATGATTAAAACTCATTTCTTTTTCTTATCTACAGAATAGTAAGAAAAACAAAAACCAAAACCAAAACCCAAAACCAAAACCAAAACCAAAACAAAAACAAAAACAAAAACCAAAACCAAAACCAAAACCAAAACCAAAACCAAAACCAAAACCAAAACCAAAACCAAAACCAAAACCAAAACCAAAACCAAAACCAAAACCAAAAGTTTACTTTCAACTTTTGGGAAAACATAATATGTTTTTCATTTACCTTTTTTGACCAGACTGGGCTACCTGGGACACGAGTAAAGGATTTTGTACTCCCGCAACATCAGAAGCTATTGGTTCACAAACTTGTTACGTGGAATGTAACGCCTGCGTAGAGCTCACCTTCTGAGTGCCTCATTTCTTTGATCTTAACTATATGATTAGATTAATTATCACATGGTGGGTGGATAATTTAAACATATAAAATTAAGGCCGCACATGGTATTGTAGATGAGTGTTATACGGTGCAGCTTCGTATAACTCCCAATAAAAAAATTAAAATAAAAATCAAATTTTAAATTTATTCTATAAAATTTTTTACAGTTTAAGCTCATTTGCTAAATAAACCAATTTCTTGAGCTCTGCTATTTCCGCGAACAGAAGACATTTTACCGCATTCTGATAAATACTCGGTTCTTCTAACCATATCTCTTGTTGGGTTTCCACCGCGAATCCATGGTTCAACGATATGAATAGGATCTTGGGAGGTTTTAGAGCAATCTAATAGTGGATCAAAATGTTTAGTTTGAACTTCAGTAATTGTCTTTTTAATTGGATAATGCATATAATTTCCAGGAGTTCCATCTGATGCAGACATACCAACACCTTGGAACTGTGTAGTAGAGTTTCCTTGAAGAATAGGCATTTCTTCATCCGGATCTACCACACCTGGGCGTAAATTAGGACATCCTTGAAAAATTCTCTGGAATAATTGAATTCTGCAACGGTCACGAGTTAATTGAGAAGGATCATTTCTTAATGAGGAATATGTATCAACTGTACAACCATCAGATACACCATATCCTGCACGACCAGATAAATTAATATGATCATATGCAAACTCTGGGAAACGAGCATGAGATGGTTCGCATGGTATTGGAATATTTTGATATAATTCATAGTTCATAATAGCATCATTTTGAACATCTCTTGATTCTTTTGCGCAATCATCGCTGCATACTCTACGACTATTTAAGAAGATTCCATCTCCGGTGCTCATATTAACTCTATTACATGAAGTATATAAAAAAATAATCTAGACACCAATTTTTCTGTACATGTCCAACTTACATTCTAAACCATTGCCTTCTTTACATGTTGGTGGTGTTTTAAATAACCATTCAGCAAATGCTTTTTGGTCACTCGGCATAGTAGTTACAGGAACCGTATAAAATTCTCGTTGAGATGATTCTCTATCATAGATATCACTTACATTTCTAAAAATTTTTGCATTAAAGTTATCATCAATTGATTGTGATACTTTTAAATTTGTAACATCGCAAGCACCTATATCACTTTTTGGCGAATTTCTACCATATTCTATTAAAGATGGATTCATAAATGGATTATCAATAGAAGATATTTGACATACTTTATTATCAACTATGGCAATATTTTGCTTATTTAAAAACTTCTCTGCATTTAATTTATTTTTATATTCATAAGTGTATAAAACAATAGATACAAGTGCAGCAATAATACCTATAAATAAATATGTATAATCAACTCTTATGAATGCAATAATAACACCGATGTATATAAATAATCTAACTAATGCATTTATTTTTGCTTCTAATGACATAGATGAAGATGGTATGATCTCATAGTAATTATTAATATTTATAAAACCACTAATATTATTATACCATATTACATCATTGTTATCCATGTATGGCTTCTCCTACATCTGACTATATATTTTCTTTTGCTTTTTCTTGCTCTTTTTTACGTTCATCTAATTTTTTCTTTAATTGTTTTTGTTTAATAACTCTGCGCATTTTCGAATCATCTATACGTGTAGTAAAATCCTCTCTTCCTTTTCCGCCTCCATTTCCACGGCCTCCCATGCCTCCCATGCCTCCCATGCTTTTCATTATATTTTGAAGAGCCGACATATCAAAACCAGAGTCATCATCTGAATCAGCTCCTCCTGCGCCAGCTCCCCCTGCGCCAGCTCCTCCTGCGCCAGCTCCTCTTGCGCCAGCTCCTCTTGCGCCAGCTCCTCTTGCGCCTCCAGTCATTTTTTGCATCATACTTAGCATACTTCCCATATCACCGAGTCCAGGCATACCACTGCTTGAACCTAACTTTGATGAGAAATTCATTGCATCTTTTAATAAATCTTCTTGTTTAATGCTTCCAGAAGCCATTTTTTGTATCATAGTTGTACTAACTTTTGACAGTAAATTAGCAAGTCCACTATCTGGATCAGCAAGAGATTTTAATAAATCACCACCGTTCTCTCCTGATTTTTCTAAACTTTTCTGTATTTCATCAATATTAATATCTTCCATAATTTCTTTTGCCAGTTTTCCAAGTGATGTTTGTTCAAGTGCCTTCAAAGAATCATTCGTTTCTGTTGAAACCTTACTATTAAACTCATATACTTTCTTTAATAGTTCCTTGATTCTATTATTTTCTATTAATTCTAATGAAGTATTAAATTTATCCAAAGATTTCACATTATTAATTGTTTCAATTATATTTGTTATAGTAGCATCATCATATGATACGTCTACTTCAGAGAATAAAGTAAATAATGCAAGAAAATGCAGTAAAATATAGTCTTTTTGTAAAACACTTCTAATATTATGAATAGATATATTCTTATAGACCAAACTTGAATCATTATTTTCATTATTTAATAATTCAACATATTCTGGATACGATAATGTAGTATCATTAAATAAATTTTTAACAACTGTATTTGAAATAAACCATTCTTTATATTCGGATGACGTTTTATCATATGATGGATAATATTCTTTTACAGATTTGTAAATAATCCCAGCATTATCATTCTCTTCTTTTAGAGGTTTCGAGATATCTTTTATCTTGCGTAAAAAATTAAAATAGTAAGAATTGAAATAGGGAATACTCATAATATAGTAATCTTCTATATTAGCCTTAAATAAAAATTTAATTTTCAATATGAGTTCTATATTTACGATCAAGTAATATTAAAACTCTAAAATACTTCCAAATAACTGCTTTGACACTATCAGACATTTCTACCCAATATATTTGTATTTTATGAATTATATTCATTGCGTTGTTGTCAATACAGTTATTAGACATTTCGTGATTTAAAAAAAACTCTTCATCTTTGTTTAATATTTGATCACCATAAATTGATGTAACATAGAAATTGAACATATTTACAATAAAGAACTCATCATTTGATAATGCAGTATATGTTCCTATTTTATATAAACCAAAATCTGGGTCATCTGGGTATTCAAGTATTAAATCATCGATAAATTCTTTAAATGTATCATTGAATTTCTCTAAATAATCTATATTCATTGATCACGCGTCTTTATTGGAGGAGATAATTCTAAAGTGTTTAAGTCCTTTTGTCGAATATCTAAGTCTCTTTGCATTTTAAATTTTTCAAAATCAAATTCTTCCTTCTCATTTCTGGTCTTTTCATTAATAGGTAAAAAACTTGCCGGATCTACCCCTAGTTCTCCTTCAGTCCCTCCAGCCCCACCAGCCCCTCCAGCCCCTCCAGTCCCTCCAGCGCCTCCGTTCAATTGATCAGATGTTTCCATAATAGTTGACCAAGAATTTGAATTTTCTTGCTGTACATTATCACTTCCGTCTTCAATCTCTGCGTAAAATGATGAATATTTAGAATTTCCAATAAATGCGAAAGATAGTAAATTATTGTTAATTTCCTTTTTATCAACTTCTTTTTTATCAGATGTTTCTTTTTGTTTTAATAATAACCCGGATCCTGGTAATAATAAATAATCAAATACATCTTTACCGAATATTATTTCTTTATTCGGCATTTTTATAAGTGCAGGTACTGATTTTATTTGTGATGGTACAGTTTGCCCTTTTTTTCTTAAAATATCAATACATACTAATTTCACAATTTGATTAGTCTTATCATAGTTACTTATAGTTTCTTTTAACATTCTACAATGTGGACAATATTCACTATAGAATAGTATCATTCTGCAACAATGATTTATTTTACTAATAAAATCTTAAACGCGAAAAAATGATTTTATTATAATATAAAGCTACGGTATAATAGATATAAAAATGTTTACAAATAAAAACTACAATGAAAGATCTAATAGTTTTAGTATTGAAATTAATCAAGTCGATTTAGCATTTGTAAATGCAATTCGCCGTATTATTTTAACTGAAATCCCAGTTATTGGTTTTAGAGGAGAAGATGAGCCTTCTCTTGAAGTAGTATCAAACAATGGACCATTGCATAATGAAATTATTCTTCATCGTTTTGGATTGATACCAATTCATTTCACAGCGGACGAAACAGAAAATTTTGATCCAGAATCATATGAATTTGAAATTGACATAAATAATAAAACAGACTCTCGCATTAATGTTACAAGTGAGCATTTTATTGTAAAGCATAAAGGTGTTCTTTTAGCTAAAAAAGAAGTTCAGCGTCTCTTTCCTCCATCGAATATTACTGGAGACTATATTTTGATTACACGACTTCAAAAAGGACAATTTTTAAATGTAAAAGGAAAAGCAGTTAAATTAACTGCACAAATTCATTCTGGATTCTGTCCTGTATCTTTGAGTAATTTTAAATATATGTCAGATCTAAATGAAATAGTAAAGCATGATAATGTATTAGATAAAGAAAGAGCATTTATGAAGAATGAATATGGCGAACCAACTTCATTTTTATTTGAAATAGAATCTGTAAATGCATTAACTCCTAAATATTTGATATCAAAAGCAATAGAAATATTAAATGAAAAAATATCATTTATTTTTAATAACATAAATGATATTGAATATAGAGAAACATCTAATTCTGAAAATGAAAATGAAATGGTCGGTTATGAATTCATCTTTAAAGACGAAGATGATACATTAGGTTGGTTCTTACAATCACAAATGTTCAATCATTATATTAGAAGCAAAACACCTACACAAAAAAATAGAATTATGACATATGTTGGATATACTTGTCCACATCCTTTAGATACTACTGTTGTTTTAAAAATGTACATTAAAGACTCTGATTCTGTTCAGGAATATAAAGATGTATTAATAGAGCATTCTAGAAGATGTCTAGATTATTTACAGAATATTCAATCAGAATGGATTCGTATTATGCAAAAATAAATAAACCGTTAAACTAAGAAGATGAGCTCAGGCCCAGATAGTCAAACTCCAAATGTTCTAATAGATATAGATGAAATACTACCTGAAATTAATATCAGGGAATTATTGACTATTGAACAATTACAAGAATTTAATACTAATTTTGTTGCTTTCACAGATAATGATGTTTATATATTGATGAATGAACTACTAAAAAGCAAAACATCTACAATTGATTATATTAAGTTATATAAAAGTGTACTGTATAAAGATGAGTTTTCACTTTATAAATATAATGTAATTCCAAAAATATCTTGTATTCGTAAAAATTACGAAGAAAGCAAAGACTCGGAATCAGAATCAGACTCGGAATCAGAATCTGAATCTGAATCTGAAATCAAGAAATATTTCAGAGATTATGCTAATGCATTAACTGCTAGAAACTATTTAATACAACAAAACTTAATTAATAAAATATCTTTCCCTTTTAATTCATTGAAAAATGAATCTAATTTTACAATACAAGAACCAGGAGAAGTAATATTGAATTATGATAACAAAATTGATTATTCAAGAATTACTATTGCAGACATAGACCATTATGATGATATTTATATTGATAGCTTATTATTCAAACAACCTAAATATTCTTATCATGGATATTTATATGACATAAATAAGAATAAATCTTCAGAAATATTAATTAAAATTGAAGATGACCAGATAAATTTGAAAAATACAGTATTAAATAAAGTAATCCCTAATTTTGATTTGATTCTTAAAAATATTAAAGACCATTTAGATTTACGTAAATTATCATTATATTTGTCTTTAAATGGCTATGATTTAGATGAATTAACAAAAGAACAGTTTAATAAACTTCAAGATCATATGAGTTCAATCATCAATTCTAAAGACACTGAAGCTGACACTGAAGCTGAAGCCAAGCCAGTTGCTGAAGCTGACACTGAAGCTGAAGCCAAGCCAGTTGCTGAAGCTGACACTGAAGCTGAAGCCAAGCCAGTTGCTGAAGCTGA